TGTGGACCTAATATCTAAAGGGTCATCCATAAGTATCCGTCTCATAGAACGTATACCCTCATTAAAAGTCTGTTGATGTACAGCTGCACTTTGATCGTTTGATCTAAATCTCATCAAATACATCATTGCACCATCAATAATTACGTGACTAAATCTGTCCGGAATTACACAATTATCATTATATAGAGTTAAATTTGCAGGGAATGACCAGTATACGTACTCTATTTCATAGGCATTGTCTGGAACAGGTGTGACACCAAACTTACTTCCGTATGTTTGATATACACGTTGTGGTACAGAAATTCCTGAACCCTCGTCTGATTGATCATCAAGCCCACGATATTTTTGTGTATACTCCTCAAAAGAGATTGTAGGAATAAATCCAGGAGAATTGCTTGTAGATCCTAATTGTTTTATATAAAAAGTATCCCAGTCCACACTAGCAAAATCTGCAGGGAAATCGTACTGTCTTGTTCCTGCAGTTAATGGTTGAACATAAGTGGTTTTAAGAAAGGGCCACTCTTGCCCTGTTTGTAGTATATTTCTAATAGCATTATTAATAGCATCCTTGGCCAATGCCTGTACATTTCGTACAGTATCAAAGCCATCACCTGCTATATCAAGAGGAACTTCATTAAGTCGTCTTAGCAGTTCGTTTGTAAGTGAGATGTAGGTTGTCATCTTTGCATCCTGCTATTAGGTACACTGAAGGGCCAGCCTCAGTAGAGACCAGCCCAACAGATTAGGTAGGTTTAGGCCAAGTTATACTTAGCTGTAACCAGTGCTTCTGGACGCAAGATTTTGCGACCGTATAGATGCATACCACGAACAATGTCAGCAAAGCTGTCTGGGTCACGGTATGTTTCAGTCTTGTTGATCTGCTCGGCAGTTGCAACAGCTGAATCATGACCACCAACAATAACACCGAAGTTAGTGTTCTGGTTTGCAGTACCTGTAGTACCTGCACCAGTACCTACTGCTGGCAAGTTGCTTGAAAGGTATACACGGAAGCCGTGGAAGTTGTTCAAGACCAGACCATTACGTAGGGCACCAGAGTCACCGAAGTCAGCATTCAAGAGACGTGAATCTTCATCACGCATGACTTCCATCATTACTGGGTCAATTACCAGCCATCTACCTTGGGTATCGACTTGTTTTTGATCCAACAGACGTGCCATACGGGACACAACCATAGATGGTGATACGGTAGCCGTTGGTAGTGCAGTTGCACCTGGTAGACGTGCAGCAACTGGGATAGAGTGATCCGCAGCTGATGTTGTCGTAATGTTACCAAATGAACCTTTAATCAGCTTGTTAGCTGCCAAGAGTTCGTCAGTACCAGCAGCTGCGTCAGCTTTAGTACCGTTGACTACGTTGTTTACTGTACCTGCATTTGCATGAAGAGCAGCCTGTTTGTAGCCAGCTAGATACCCAAGAACTTCTTGATCGTGCTGATCAGCCAAGCGGTAAGCCGCACGGTTGGTTGCAAGATCCATGAAGTTTACATGGGAATGAGCCTCCTCGATATCGTCCATTTTAAAAGCAAAATAGTTAGCTTTATCAACGACTAACGAGAAATCGGCATCTGCCAAATCTTGTGCAGCGATAGTTTCACCACGTGTATAGGCCGATACGGAAACCTCTGGCTCTTTAATAATGCGAACCGTGTCTCCTTGGTTGCTAATCTCTCCAAAATAATCAGAGTTAGTGATGTCGCCCACGACTGTGCTCTTACGAAACGCCAGTTGGACCTTTTTAGAATAAATGACACTTGAAAAGTTGCCATTGGGCAGGTTAGTATAACCTGATGCGGATGCGAAAGCCATGTGAAATCCTCCATGATATTTGGCTTTTAAATAAAGCTAAACACCTTAAAGAGGCTGCTATTTTTCTAGGGTGCAAGAAGTATTCAGTTGGCCAACCGAATGTATCTTGGGCCTATACTTAAACAGGTGGTTCTTTTTAGTTTAGACTTTTTGTGAAGTTTGGCCGAGACAAGAGGTAGTCAAATGAGGCTTTTGTCTCTGTGCCTATAGTTATACTGCTGATTTACTAATTGTCAACAGCTTATCTGGCATTTCCAGATACATCGTAAACAAATTTACCCGAACGGATAGCTTTGTTAATTTCATCAGCTCTAGCTTCAAAGTCTCTATCGGACATCTTTGCTACCTCTGACTCACGAATTACATCATTTGCATCCTCTACATCTACTGAGGCTTTACCTCGTCTAGTTACTGTAGAAGCTGCATCTTTAGCCTTAGCTTTCTTTGCAGTTTTAGTAAGGCCTTTATCTCCTTTGTACAGATCAATAACACGTACTACTGATGCAGGATCATCTGCATTCTCGTACAGTGCGTCTTGTACCCACTTAGGCTGCTCTTCAGCCCAGTTATGAAACTCGTCGGAAGAACGTAGATCATCAAAATCTTCATGAGATTTACGGATAGCATTCTCTGCTTTTAACCGCTCTGCCTCTGATTTTGCGTTATCTAACTCTTGGAGCCTAGCATCAGCTTTGCTAAACATCTCCTGAGCTTTTTTAGCAGCAATTGTTTCAACTATACCTGCTACATCTGGGTATTGCTTTGCCCACTGTTCAATGTCTTCATCAGACTTAGGAGGAACAATGGATTCTTTTTCCATGCGTTTTTCGAAGACGTCGAATTTGTCATTCCACTCCTTCTCTTTTT